GTTGATTACGTCTTCTACCTCAAAAGTTGATATTTTTTCTTGCAGCAATTTAACTCTATTAGCGTATTCACTACTATTTCCACCTATCCTCAATTGTTGATTTAGGTTTTCAAAATAACTTTCAAATATCTCTAACTGTACTTGAGTAGCGATCTGATTAAACTCATAAGGAGTTATATATCCTCTCTGCTCTTTATTTATAATAGTTAATACAGTAGTGTATACTTCATTTACGCTTATTGCCATTTTAATATTTTTATTAAAAAAAAGGCGGCGATTTGCCGCCTAATTATTATTATTACAGATTAAAAATTATTTTAACTTTTTATCTATAGACTTGTAAACTTCTACACCATCATCAGTTTTTAACCAAGCTGCAAAAGCAGAGTATGGGTTTTCTTCAAACGGAACAGTCATTAGTTTTTTACCATTGCTAGCCCAAGCAAACGTTCTTTGATCTGCAGATAATTTTATTATCATAGCTTCAGTAGCTTTTATAGCAAAGTTTCTAAGTTCGACATTATCATCATTAGACAATTCTAAGAACAGAGCTGGGTTTCTTTTAGCAAATATAAGTAAATCTCTTTTTATCTCCTTAGAGCTCATCTTAGACACTCTAGAGCCTTGTTCAACTCTTAATATAGCTTCACAGTGTTCTATATCTAACTCTCTAGCCAGAGCAATAGCTTCAAATTCTAATTCTATGATATCTATATCATCTTCAGCATTTTGAACTGTATCTAGCTCAGTGTATTTTTTGTTTAGTTCTGGGTGATATAAAGATAATAACTTTTGTAAGTTTTGTTTTTCTTTAGGGACAAATAAAACACCATCTTTAAATACAACATGCTCTAATGTTGACATACCTTGCTGCTCATCTGTAAATACAGATCTTTGGTTACTAGCATATCTAAGTTCTCTTTGATATCCTTTTTCCGCATCAAAATGCATTAATATCTAAGTTCTCTTTGATATCCTTTTTCCGCATCAAAATGCATTAATGGAAAACGCCCAGTATGTTTAGAACGTAGTGTATATGTTAATGGTGATTTATCATTTAAAAGATAGTAATTTCTATCTTTAACTTCCCATGTTTTTTCTTTTGTTGACATAATATAATATAATATAATTTGTTTTTTTTATTTTATCCTGGTATATTGTATTCTTCATCCCAGGCTTCTTCTTGTGCGTCCCTAGCACCGATTAAAATGCTCACTCCTTCATTTAACGCTTCTAAATGTCCGCTAGGAGTGTAAGGATAATAACTACTTGAAAATCCTACTGGCCAAAAAGATATAAAACTTCCATCAGGAGTTTGCATTGCTTTTTCTTGCTCTCCACTTCTAGCTACAGTTCCTAATCTTTCTGCAATATAAAGATTAGTCATTCCTCCAGTTTCACCATTAATAAAAGGGTTGTAAAACTCTCTGTTTTTTGTTTTAAACCAATTTCCTGCTAGAGTAACATATTTATCAAGAACAGCTGGATAATATTCAATTTGATAGCTAAAATCGATAACATCAGTTTCGTCTGAAGCCATTGCTTTAGAAAGACTATTATCTATTTCAGCTGCAGCTTTTGTATAAATACTATGGCTAATTTCAACACCGTTTAATGGGTCGTATTGTTCATTTAATTGATCAACGTATTTACCTAAAGCCGGATAACCTGCCCCACTCATCACTTTTGAAAACTGATTGTTAAGCTGAAATGACTGGCTTAATAAAGCAGAAGCAACACATATTCTATAACTAATACCTGTACCATCTTCTTTTGGAGTAGCTAGTGAGATAACCGCACCTTCTCTTCCTAAAAATATACATTTAGCTTCTATAAAAGGTTCACCATAAGGAATATAAACTTTATTGTNNNNTTAATTCCAAAAGGCGGTTGAGCTACTTTATAACTTATTGTTTTTTTCATTTTTATTTATTTTAAATACAGCCTCTGATTTGATCAAAGGCTGTATTGTTAATTGTTATTAAGGTGTTGCGAATCCTGCAAACTTATATATATGCTTTTTAGTGATAGTATCAGCTGATACTCCAATAGTTGCAAATACTGACTTTGCCTCAGTTTGTAATTTAGCCAATTGCCAAACTTCTTTATACTCTTGACAACACTCTTGAGTTGAACACACTTTAGGTTCCAACACAACATTGCCATTGCTATCTATAACAGCTGGCCATTCAAAATCTCCACCACCTGTTGTTACAGCTAGACATTCAGATTCTATTGCTTGTGACTCATCACTTACCTGGGCCGTTACATCTTGAAGTTCAGTAACAAAAGCTTTAAAACTGTCAGTGTTTAATGAAGCTCCATTAGGCGCCCAAGAATATATCAAACTAAAATCTGCTATTGCAGTGTCTGATAAACCTAGTTTCTCAATAACTCTAGCCATAGATTTTTTACCGTCCATGGATAGATAAGGCAAAAAATCACCATTTAGAGATAATTCTGCTCCTAAATTAGGATATCCTGTTTCATTAGGATATAGACAAATGTATCTATAAGCAGCTTCAATTCCAGCATTCCAGTTTACTATATCTTGACTTGCAATAACTTTATAGTTTTCAATTTGATAAGGACTTCCCCATTCAAATGCTGTATATTGAGGTTGAAAATCAAAATTTGAAGGCAAGCTGTTGTCTCCTGTTGATATAAATAACGAAGCGTCTGTTTGTGCTATTTTTACTTTTATACTTGACATAATTTATGTTTTAAAAGATTAATAAATTACGCTACAAATAATACAAAGTTATTAGCAGCTTGTACACATAGACATCTTTCAGAAAGATAATGAACTTCCATAGCATCAAGAGATGAAGTATAAGCTCCACCTACTGAACCAGTAATCCATGATTTCATTCTTCTATCGTCTGTTTCAGAAGCTCTGTATCTTACGTGTAAGAACGGACGTCTGATGTTTGATCCTAACATTTGATCATATACTGTTGAAGTTCCAGCAGGAATTAACACACCTTTAGCAGCGCTTGTGTTATTATATCCACCACCAGCTTGAGCAGCGATCATATCATCAAAGTCTAAAGCAGTAGCTCTGTCTAAGAATAACATGTTTTCTTCAATAGCACCTTGTAAATCTAATTGTGCAAGGATTTGATCGAAATCACCTAAAGCACCAGCGCCAGGATTAGCAGCACCAGAAAAACCAGCATATACATTACCTCTTTCTTCTAGAGCAGCAAACATACCTTGAGTACCTGTTCCGTTAGTACCACCAGCATAACTAGCAACACCAGAACCAGCAGCAGCTAATTCACCTTCAACCATCGCCATTTCAAGATAATCTTCATATCTTAGTCTAGTTTCTGATTCAGCTTTCATATACCATAAGAATCCAGATGTTCCGTCTTCTGTAGCAACTTCAACCCAACCGATTTGAGCAGTGTCAGAACCATTAACTAAATACTTATCTTTGATAATAGTTGGTTTGTTAGAGAACTGAGTAAAAGATGGAGTTACTGATCCTTCCATACCTAGTGTTCCTTTTGCAAAATCAGATCCGTAAACAAATACTTTTAGATCAGCGTTTGATAAAGCAGCAAAATCAGCAGCAGTATAACAAACAGCAGTAAAGTCTAAGTTTGTTGGGTTTCCAGGGTTTGGAGCAACAGTAATTAAACCTTTTAATGTTAATCCAGTAGCTGGATCAAATACTACAATGTTTTGGTTAACTCTAACAGCAACTTCGTTACCACCAGGTACAATAACTGAAAATACAGTTTCACCATTAGCAGCAGGAGCTCCTTTTGATACATTGTCATAACCAATATGTAATCTATTTTGTTCAGACCAAATTACTTGATCAGATGTCATTGGCATTTCAGCGCCAACCATTCTTAAGAATCCAGATAACGTTCTGTTACCGAATCTTTCTACTTCCTGCTCATATAATTCAGGTAAGTATTGTTGTGCGAAACTGCTAAAGTCAGCAGCGTTTGGATCAGTCCACTGTAAGTAGTTACTTGACAATATTGACTGGTCTTGAGTTGGTGTTAACCCAGCGTTTTGCACTGTGAAATTTCCTAAAGCCATAATTTTTGGTTTTAATTTTTATCGTTTTTTAATTTTTAATTTAGAACTATTTGCTCCACTAACAGCTTTAACCTTTAGACCATTTAAATAAATAGAATCATCTGGCTGTGATATTCGTGGTGAATTACTTATATTTTTAGAACTAGCGGCTACGTTTTTAATAGCATCAGCTTTTCCTTGTTCATAAAAGTGACTAGCTATAGTATCTATGTTTTTAGCAGCGAACAAAGATTTGTGATATTTGTTTAAGTCTTTAACTCTACCTTCTTCATCGAGGAACATCCCCAAGAATTTAGTAATGTCAGATTGACTATCTAATAACTCTTCTGTATTATTAACATTATATCTAACCTTTTTCTCTCCAAGATTAAAATCAAAACCTTTGAAATCTTCTTTAAAGAACTTGTTAGTGTTGTCAATAAACTCTTTGCGAGTCTCTTTAACTTTCTCTTGTTCGTTATTATATCTATTGAAAAAGTCCATAGCTTTTTGTTGTTCTTGAGTTACGCCTGGTCTCAACTTGATCTCATCGTAATATTTAGATTTTGTTTCTTCAAGAAAATTTTTAGCTTTGGCTACTTCTTCTTTTATAGCAAGCTTTCGCTTACGTATAGTTTTTTCATCGTCTTCTTCCTCATCGTAAGCAAATTCGTCATTAAGTAAAAACTCAATTTCTTCAGCATTTAAATGTGGTTTTGAAGTTTTATAAAATTCTTTCAATAATGTTACATCATCTACTTTTGTATAATCAGCATTTAATCTAACATAATCTTCAACTGTTCCACCTGTTTCTTCCATAAATGAAACTAGTTTTTCTATATTTTCGGGTAATTGTTTACCTAATACTTTTTCGTCTCTAACAGCTTCTTTAAGTTCTTTTTCAACTTCTTTAGTTTCAGATTTAACCTCTTCTTCTGTTATTTCCTGGATCGGCGACCCACTCTCTTTTTTGTTTTCCTCTTTGGTAGACTCTTGCACGGGCGGTTTGGATACGCTTTTTTCCACCTTTGGTACATCTTCGGTTTGTTTATTCTCATCCACGTGCACTGTGCTTGACTCTGTAGTGGCATTTTCTTTATTTTTGCTTAAATCAATTTTATTGTTTTCTACCTTTTTATTAGAAAACTTTTTTGGTTTTTTCTTCATTTTAAACTCACCTTCTTGAGGTATGTTCTCCTTGGTTTTTTCTTCCATGATATGATATTATATAATTAACGTGGTACTTCAAAGTTAGTAGGTAAAGTATCCTCCTGTCTTTGTTGTATCATTTGACTCTGTTGAGTCGCTTGTAGTTGAGTTCGTTTGTCTTTACGATCTTCAATTCTATTTTCTTTTTGTTGCATAGCTTCAACTTCCATTTGCTTTAACTGTTTGTCAAAGCCAAACTGAAGTTCTGCTAATTGTTTTTTAAGTTGACCTTCTGTTTCTATTTTTTGTAATTCAAATTGAGATTTACCTTGTTCTATTTGAAGTTCTGTTTGAGCTATTGCTTGTCTTTTTTGAACTTCAGCAGCGGCTGTTCTTTCAGCAGTTTGAGCTTGAGCATCAGCTTGTGCAGCTATCATTTGTTGCTGTTGTATATTGTCTCGTTCTCTTTTTTGTTCTTCTTTTAATTTTAAAAGTTTATTAGCAAGTTTAAGGTTTTTAATTTCTCTTATATCAACAGCGTCTGGTAAACTTATGCTTTGTTGTTGAAGAGCCATTTGGATATTTTGTTCCAACATTGCTCTCTCCTCTTCGTCGGGTTCTATTTCTAAATAAATACCAAAATCATACAAGTGTATGTTAGATATTTCTTCTAACGTCTTTACATTATATAGACTTATACTATCTATTAAACTTTCTCTTAACAAGTCAAATTGTAAACTATCAGAAACTCTAAGCGAAATATTTTCACAAGCCCTTAATACTAAGTATAAGCTAGCGCTAAGTATATGACGAGTTGCCGTGTTTGAATTTGCAGCAGCTAATTTTTGTAAACCTACTAAACTATCTTTGGATGGATTACTACCATCTCTTGCTTCATTTAAACCGGTTACGTCTCTTATCATCTGTAAATAGTATTGATAAGTTTGTATTAAAGCTTGAATTTTTTGTTGACCACTTGATGAAGTTAATTCTTGTATTGGAACTTTACCATGATTAAAATCTCCATCTTGAGTCATAGATCTACCTACAATACTACCAGTTTGGAAATACATATTCAACGCTTCTGCCGGGTTGTAACTAGTGCCGTTGCCTAAATCAACTTCCGCTAATCCATCTACATCCATAAACACACCATCAGGAACTGTTCTAGACAGTACTTGTTGTAGTTTTAATGAAGTTAATTGTATAGTATCAGCAAAACCTATCATACGCTCTACAAGAGATTCTATACGGCCTTTGTAAATATGAGGAGCAACTATTTGATAATTCATATTTACTTTTGTAGCGTTAGAAAAAGGTCTAGTCATATTTTCAGCTATCTCCCACTCTAACATTATAGGATGACCTAGTATTTTAGCACCTTTATACAATACTTCAACCGATCTAGAAACTTTATCGTATTTATCACTAGGTGGTGGATTAAAAAAGTCGTGTTTTTCAATAGCTTTTTCTAAACCTTGATCAGTATATTTTATTTTATAAACTTGATCAGCAAATGTTTTATATTCAAAAAATAAAACTTGAACAGTGTTATTGTTATCTTCTCCTTGCCAGTTTCTTGTGTAGTTAGTATTACCTGGATACTTTTGAATTTCCTCTAATTGCTTTGGTGGTATTTCTGGATATAATTTTTTTAATTCAGGAATACTTAAAGACTTAACTTCACCAACGTAGTATATATCTTCAAAATTAGGATCTTCAGTATAAGACCAAACTAAGTTAGCTGGATCTACATAATCAACAGTAATACCTTCAGTTCTATTCCAACCCGTTTTCACAGCACCAATACCTAATACAACTAAATCTCTATTAAATCTATTTCTTACTAAATCAAACTTATTTTTAGCTAGAGTGTTTTCTATTAATTCTTCTTCAGCTATTTCAATCGCTTGCTTATAATCAAGCTGCATGTGTATTTCTAGTTCTTCTTCAGTTTCAGGAGAACCTTCTGGAGCTTCAGCTATATCTATATTTAACTTTGACTTTACTTGATTTATAAATTGTCTAGTTTTTATATCTCTAAGTATTTTTTCTCCATAATCAGTTCTTTTTTTCTGTGAAGAAGGATCTTGAGAATATGCTTTTATATCATATACTTTTTCAGACATTCCATTAACCACAATATCTACAAATTTAGGAATAACAGGAACTGGTTTCCAATCTAAATTTAAATACGATAAGTCACCATTCACAGACAACTCATCTTTATATTTTTGTACTGACTGTTCTCCTCTAGAGTATAATCTTCTTTGGTGAAATATATTATAATTAAAAGAATATCTAGTTCCACCAACACCTTGAGCAAACCATTGTCCTTCTATTGCTCTAGCCACTTGCATACCGTAGTCTAGTGACATTTTCTCTTCTTGAGGTACTACTTGATCAGGAAAGGAACTTCTATTATTGGTGTAAATCATTATTTATTATTTTTGAAAGTATACCATTGTTGTTATACGTTTTTATCCCTAAATTAATTTTTTTAGTTTGTCTACTGGCAATTGGTTTATACTTGTTTTTATTGCAAGCCATTATTGCTAAACCCGAACTAATAGAAGCATCGTGTTTTGTTCTTCTATTTATATCAAATTGAGCCCAATCTTCTAAAGTCTTTTGATGATACATGTCTCCATAAAAATCACCTTTTAAACCGACGTATGAGTCTATATAAGATTCTATAGCTGCCGCATGCGCTTGCTTAATATCTTCACTAGAGTTAGGTATACCACCTATTTCTTTTTCTGTAGTAGAAAGCTTGTTCCAAACCCTATCAGGTCTATTCATGGAAAAACCCCTATAACCTCTACGCTTGAAATAATAAAGCAGTCTAGGTTTATTGTTTTCTGCTAATAAAGGCATGCCGTAAAAAATGCAAGCCATTAAAACTTCTTCAAAAAATATGTCAGCTGTTTGAGGTCTAGCTATATACTCTAAAAAAAAGTGATTTGGCGGAGCATCTTCCATAGAAAACTTTGTTAGTCCGTGTAGTGATCCATTAGACCCTTTACCGTCGACAGTACCACTAATATCATAAGAATCACAACCAAATGCTCCGATATGATCGTTTCCAGGGTATTTAACTCCATTTTTTATAATTACTTGATTTTGAAGATTTTTAGGTGGAACCCATGATATATTAAACCTACCATCTTTATTCGGCATAAAAATAACACTAGTATCTTTAATTCCATCCACCCATTGAAAACTTCCTGTTGTAACACTGTTTATATTATTTATCTCTTCGTTGTAGTCTATCTGCTCGTAAATCTTAGTTAAATTAAATAAACTTTGTTTAGTTTCATCTCTAAAAGCGTGCTTCTCTGTTCTAGGAAATTGTCTGTAATATTCGTTTAAACTATCAGCATCTTGTTTAAGCCCTTCAACTTCGTTTTCCCAATGTTCTATTACTCCAATTTTAATTGGGATACCGTCAATTCCGTTTGTTTTATTTTTTGGCGTAGTGAATACAGGTAGTCCAAAAGTATCCATGAATCCTTCGTAGTTCCATTCCATAGGGATGAAAAGAGAATAGAGTCCGCTAGCTGTTTGTCCGTTTCTATTTCTTTTTGTAACGTCTGAACTGTAGTAAAGTTTTTTGAAGTTATTTCCACCTTTATCTAATGCGTTTGAAGTTGAGCCCATCATACACTTGCCTACTATTCTTCGGCCTAGTCTTAGTGTAGTTTTTGTAACTCGCCAGTTGTTTAATATATTGTCCGGTCGTTCCCATTTTCCTGATTCGTCGTGTGCTAATAATTTTAATTTCTCACCATCGTAAGAGTTGTCCCCCGTGTTTTTCCAGTCTATAGTTGTATCAAGACCTTGTAATTCTCTAAGTTGCTCGTTAGTTTCTAGTTTACGTCGAGTAAGCTTTGAAGCTGGGACTCTATACGCCAACTCGGTTTTTGGACGGTCCATACCATCTTGGATTGGCTTGAAGAAAAACGGATAGTTAACGGATATTGGTACAACTTTATCTGTGAACATTTTTTTAGCATCTGCTCCAGACTTAGAAAGGATACCGAATCTTGCATCACTAGATATTGTGGCTTGGTTAACGAGTTCAGCTGAGGACATGAAAGAAAAGCCACTCCGTCTGTTTTTAAGATAGCACATTCCATAACATCTATTATCTGCCTTGCATGCTTCCCAAAATATGAAGAAGAGTCTGTTTGACTCTCTGTAATCGGGAGCTCCGACATCGATTTTTGACCACTGCAAATACATGTAATGAGTACCAGTGATGTAAGTAGGCATACCGTTATTATAAAACCAGTAACCGTCTGATCTACGTTTAAATTCTTCATCTATATAA